GGATACGTTTAACGGACAGAATTTTGCCATGTGTGGCAAGACGATCGGTTCATTCAGACGAAACGTTCTGTTTTGGTTGAAGCTGATGCTGAAAAGCCGCGGGTATCAGGTCTCAGATCACAGGGCGGATAACCTGGTGATTATCAGACGCGGGGCTGTGGAGAACTATTTTTATATTTTCGGCGGCAAGGATGAACGATCACAAGATCTGATTCAGGGCATTACGCTGGCGGGTGTTTTTTTTGACGAAGTGGCGTTAATGCCGGAAAGCTTTGTAAATCAGGCAACCGGACGCTGTTCTGTACAAGGGTCAAAATACTGGTTTAACTGTAACCCAGACGGTCCGTATCACTGGTTTAAAATAAACTGGATCAATAAATCGACCGGATATCTCGGCAGAGAGAAGACAGCGAAGGTCAGGGCGGAAGCCGCAGCAAAAGGGCAGGAAGCAGGGCTAAAAAATATCTTGTATGTCCACTTTACGATGGACGACAATTTGAGCCTGTCAGAAGAGATCAAAGCCAGGTACCGCAGTATGTACACCGGCGTGTTTTTCAAACGCTACATTTTAGGCTTGTGGGCAATGGCGGAAGGAATTATCTATGACATGTTTGACGCTGATAAGCATGTACAGAAGATAACAGATTTCTTCCGGTGTCTGAAAGACGGCGGGCGATATGTAAGCTGCGACTATGGTACGCAAAACGCAACTGTTTTTTTACTGTGGAACAAGGGCAACAACGGGAAATGGTACTGCGTTCGGGAATATTATTATTCCGGACGTGCGAAAGGGAAACAGAAAACAGATGGAGAATATGCAGATGATTTTGAAAAGTGGCTGGATGGCGTCCCGATCAGAGCAGTGATTGTAGACCCGGCAGCCGCTTCTTTTATCGCGGAACTGGGGAAACGTGGATATCGTGTCCTGAAAGCAGACAACGATGTGGAGGATGGCATACGAGAGGTTGCCTCCATGCTTAACATGGGCTTGCTGGTATTTTGCGATACCTGCATCAATACGATCATGGAATTTGGATCCTACATCTGGGATGAAAAAGCAGCACAGCGGGGCGAGGACAGACCGGTAAAAGAAAATGACCACGCGATGGACGCAGTAAGATATTTTGTGTATACAATTCTGAGTAAGCGGACAGGGCGTGTGAAAAATAGAGCAAAATACGGCTTTGATTAAAGCGAGGTGATAGGGATGTATAAGTTTACAATGCCCGCGGACAAGTGGGACGAAACAGCGCCGGATAAGCAGGCAATCCGGCTGTTGATTATGAAGCATCAGAAGTTTAGAGAGAAGCTTGCAAAAAAGAAAAGGTATTATGAAGGCGAGCATAAGATACTGGATGAAGCGGAGCGCAAAAATAAGCTGGTGTGTAACCATGCAAAGGACATTGCGGACACGGCATCCAGTTATTTTATTGGGAATCCGGTATCCTACAAGAGCAGCGCAGACATCGCTGCACTGACGGAGCCGCTGGAACTTGCCGGGGCAGACGAGGCGGACGGGGATAACGGTCTGGATTTGTCTATTTACGGGCTCGCTTTTGAGTATATTTACGCAAAAGAGGGCGAAACCGATCTGATTATCAAGAATCTGTCCCCGGAAAATACCTTTATGGTATACGACGACAGCATCGAAGAAAATGAGCTGTTTGCGGTGTACTACTCCATTCGTAAGGACGACGGGCACGATACAAAAATTATATACGTCGCCACCGTCGTTACAAAGAATTTCCGGTATGTGCTGGACATTGAGGATATCGAGGGACCACAGGCGCTGATGGAAGAGCCAGAACCGCACTACATGGACGAAGTGCCGATCGTTGCATACCAGAACAACAAGCTTGGCATTGGAGACTATGAGCTGCAGATCCCGCTGATCGACGCGTACAATGCGCTGATGTCCGACCGTGTGACGGATAAGGAACAGTTTGTAGATGCGATCCTTGCCCTATATGGCTTTATGCTGGGGGACGAAGAGGGAAAAGATGCAGACGGCAGGACTGCACCACAGCGGTTAAAAGAAGATAGGCTGCTGGAAATGCCTGCGGATGCGAGGGCGGAATACATAACGCGGACGTTTGACGAATCCGGTGTTGAGATCTTGAAAAAGGCAATCGAGCAGGATATCCACAAATTTTCCCACATTCCGTGCATGTCCGATGAATCGTTTGGCGGCAATGTGTCGGGCGTAGCGATGGAGTTTAAGCTCCTGGGGATGGAAAACATTACGAAGATTAAAACGAGGTATTACCGCAAGGGGCTGCGTAAGCGGCTCCGTATTTTTGCCAATTTCCTCTCTAAAAAGGGGATTGCGGTAGATATTACAGGTATTACGCCGACCTTTACCCGCGCGATGCCGAAAAATCTGCTGGAAATTAGTCAGATCGTAAGTAACCTGTGGGGTAAGGTAAGCCGGAAAACGTTGCTGTCTCAGGTTCCTTTTGTGGATGATGTGGACGAAGAGCTGAAAGCTGTGGAAAAAGAAGAGCAGGAGAATCTGGAAAAGCAGCAAGCCATGTTCGGGCTCGGCAGCAATACGCCGCCGGATGCACCGCCAAAGGATAATGTAGATGAGTGACTACTGGGAGCGCCGGAAAGCGCAGCAGATGTTTGAGTATATGGCTGGAGCGGAAGAGCGGGCGGGTAGCATCGCAAAGCTGTATCTGCAGGCATCCCGGTATTTTGCCGGGAAGATGGATACAATCTTTGAACGGTACCGGAAGCAGAACGGTCTAAGCGAAGCGGATGCAAGACGGCTTCTGAACCAGATCAGAACGCCGGGAGATATCGACGAATTAAAACAGCTGTTGAGGCAGGCGACGGAGGAAGGGAACAGCGAAAAGCGCAAACAGCTCCTTGGAGAGCTGGAAGCTCCGGCATACCGGGCAAGACTGGAACGGCTGCAGCGGATGTATGGCAATCTGGATCAGGTTATGCAGAGCATTTATAAGCAGGAGCAGATCGAGCACGAAGCGTGGTATTTAGAGCTGGCATCAGACGCATATTATCATTCTGTGTTCGATCTGCAGGGGCAGACCGGTCTTGCCTATTCCTTTGGGTATATCTCCCCGAAGATGATAGAGCGTGTTATTAACAGCCGGTGGAGCGGTGCAAACTACTCCGAGCGAATATGGGGCAACACCCAGAAGCTTGCTGACGACCTGAAACAGGAATTACTGTTAAGCCTGGTAACGGGAAGGACAGACCGGGAAGCGGCAGAGGTATTTGCGCAGCGCTTTGCTGTGGGCGCAAGCTATGCAAGACGACTGATCCGAACAGAATCCTGTCATCTATGTACCCAGATGGACATGCTGAGCTATGAGGACGCTGAAATTGAGTATTATCGGTATTTGGCAACGCTGGATTTACGGACATCAAAAATCTGCCGGGAGCTGGACGGCAAAGTATTCAGGGTTGCGGATCAGCAGACAGGCGTAAACGCTCCGCCGATGCACCCGTGGTGCAGGTCAACCACTACAGCGGCGCTGAGTGACGAGGATTTAGCCCGGCTGACCCGCAGGGCAATCGATCCGGCGACCGGAAAAGAAATCCATGTGCCCGCTGGCATGACATACGATCAATGGTATCAGACCTATGTAGTCGGAAATTCGGAAGCAGAGCTGAATGAAAAGAAGATCAGAAACCGATATTCTGACCGGAAGCAGCTTGAACGGTATCGGGCAATCATCGGCGACGACATGCCGAAAAATCTGGAGGATTTCCAGAATTTGAAGTATAATGAACCTGAGAGATGGAAAAAGCTTAAATCCTTAAAGGCTTACCTGAAAAACAATCCAGGGAATACCCGACAGGATTACGCTGTTCAAACAGCACTGAAAGAAGCCGGAATAAAAGGAGTTGCAAAAGTAAACCCTGAAAAGCTCGATGTTTCTGGATATACCTATGATACGGATCACATTAATGCAGAGCGTTCCCACATGGTCAGCCGTGAAGAGGCGGAACGATTTATAAAGGAATCTGATGTGTCGCTTACCCGATGGAATGGCAGGTTTGTAAATTATTACAGCAAAGACGGGGCAACGTATGTGGATGTAGAAAACAAGAGCATCAGGACATCTTTTTCAAGTAGAGAATTTGATGGAAATACTTTAAAAATCAGGGAGGTTGTAGAAAAGTATGCAGGAAAGAACGATTGTGTGCCCAATCCTGAAAAAGCAGATTGATGATACGATCTGCTACGATATCCATATGAATGTCGAGGGGCTGCTTCCTGACTGGGGAGTACCAAAGGAAGTTGTATGTATACCGGACTACAAGCGGATTTGTATGGAATGCAAAAATCATAAGGAGTAAATACCACCAGTCAAAAGACCGGTGGTATTTTTATACCCATTTTTAAGAAAGAGAGGAAGAGCAACATGGAAAATGAAGAATTTTTAAGACTGTGTAAAGCAAAGGTAGCTGAGTACACCAATGCACATATGGATAAGACAGATCGGCAACAGATACATGTAAATGACGTTTATTTAGTGTGGAGTTGCAAGGCATTACAGAACAACAAAGCACTGCTTAGCACTACAGTTCCGGATGGCATGTACTACGAACTGACATACAACGGCGATAAAAAGGAACTATATTTGGATGCTTATAAGAAATTTGAAAATCAGTGTTTTAAAATGTAGGAGGAGAAGAACATGAAGGCAATGTTATCACAGCCAATGGCTGGAAAGACTGACGCAGAAATTATTGCAACCAGAGAAAAAGCAATCAATGCATTAAAAGAAAAGGGATATGAAATTGTAAATACCCTTTTTACAGATGAATGGTATAGCAAAGAAAAAATGAAAGAACGCGGAGTTGTGCAGATTCCTTTATGCTTTCTTGCAAAATCCTTGGAGAATATGAGCTTGTGCCATGCTGCATATTTCTGTAAAGGATGGGAAAATGCCAGAGGATGCAGATTAGAGCATGATGCAGCAGTAGCCTATGGATTAGATGTCATTTACGAAGAATAATTGCGCCAGCGCAACGGAGGGAGGTGAGAGCGGTGAAAGTGAAATGTATCAAACGTTACAGCGACATCAGACTGAAAGAGATCATTGAAGTCGGAACTGTTCTGGAAGTAGATAAAGAAAGAGCAGAGTATCTGATCCATGACGGCGTTGCTGAGGCGGTAAAGGAAACTGAGAAGGCAGCAGGCAGGGGAAAGGAATAGGTGATCCAAACATCTCCCTCTGGGACGCAGGGTGAAGCGTCTTATTTTTGCGTCTTTTTCTGCCAGACGTTAAAGAAGCAGATTCCATAAACTGAATGGCCCGGGCGTGAATACGAATAGGCTGGGCAGAAAGGAAAAGACATGAAAAACAGATTTGCAAAAGCAGTATGCAAATACCCACTGAATATTCAGTTTTTTGCGGAGGGAGACGGTGCTGGTGCCGGAGACGGAAACGGCGGTGGTTCCGGAAGCGGATCGGATGGAAGTGGTACAGGCGATGGAGGAAGCGGGAGCAGTGGGCAGAGCTTTGACGATTTCCTGAAAAATGGAAATCAGGCAGAGTTTGACCGCAGAGTGAATAAGGCGGTTGAAACGGCAGTAGGAAACGCCCGTGAGAAATGGGAACTGCTGACGAATGATAAGCTGTCCGAAGCAGAAAAACTCTCCAAAATGACAAAAGAGGAAAAAGCGCAGTATCTGGCACAGAAGCACGAAAAGGAACTTGCAGACCGGGAAGCAAGCATTACCAAACGGGAGCTGATGGCAGAAGCAAAAAATACCCTTACCGAGAAAAAGCTGCCACTCGGTTTGGCAGAAATTTTGAACTATACGGATGCGGAAAGCTGTAAATCCTCTATGGCAGCGGTCGAAAAAGCGTTTCAGGAAGCCGTGGAAGCTGCAGTAGAAGAAAAGCTTAAAGGCGGGAAACCGCCGAAAAAGGCAGGTGATCAGGGAGATGATCTGGTTGCGCAAGTTGAAAAAATTATGATGGGGTACTAACCCGGAAAGGAAAATAAAGAATGGCAATTAACACATTAGCGACTGCAACACTGTTCCAGAAGACTCTGGATAAAGCTGCAGTGAGAGAAGCTGTAACCGGATGGATGGACGGAAACGCAGGACAGGTTAAGTACAGCGGCGGCGCGGAGATCAAGATTCCGAAGATGTCTGTGCAGGGGCTTGCGGATTACGACAGAGACAACGGCTACCAGCAGGGCGGCGTTACTCTGGAATACGAAACCAGGAAAATGACGCAGGACAGAGGAAGAATGTTCCAGCTTGACCCGATGGATGTCGACGAAAACAATTTTGTGACCACTGCAGCCGCAGTTATGGGGGAATTTCAGAGAACTTTTGTAATTCCGGAAATCGACGCATACCGTATTTCTAAAATTGCAACAGAAACAATTACCGCAAAGAAAGCGGGCATGATCGAATACGGCTATACCCCGGGCGCTGCAAGCACTTCTGCGCTGAGAAAACTGAAAGAGGGTATTAAGGCAGTAAGAGACCTGTATAATGGTCCTTTGGTATGCCACGCAACCCCTGACTTTATTATGGAGCTGGAGTTGGAACTTGCAGGAAAGATTACGTCGGTGACATTTGCTAAGGGCGGCATTGATACGCAGGTACCTTCTGTGGATGGCGTGCCGATCATTTCCACACCATCCAACCGGATGTACAGCGCTATTAAGATTCTGGACGGTAAGACTGTCGGGCAGGAAATTGGCGGTTACAAGAAAGGTGATGCTGCAAAAGACCTGAACTTCTTTATCTGCCCCAGAACTACGCCGATTGCAGTTACCAAACAGGATGTGATGAGAATCTTTGATCCTATGACAAACCAGAAACTGAACGCATGGCAGATGGATTACAGACGATTCCATGACATCTGGGTGCTGGACAACAAACTGGACAGTATCTTCCTGAACATCAAAGACGCGGAGGGCTGATATGCGGCTGATCTTTAAAAATGTGGAGCGGGAAACCGATGATCCTGCAAGAATCCGGAAACTGAAAGCGGAAGGATACGAGGAAATGGACCCTGTACCGCAGGAAGAAAGCGAAGAGCAGACGGAAGCGCTGGAAGAAATGAGTGTTTCCGCGTTGCGTGCGCTGGCAAAAAGGAAAGGGCTGGATGGAACCTCTGGACTGAATAAAGAGGAACTTCTGGCAGTATTAAAGGATGTGATCTGATGGACAACATCGAAAAACTGCAGGTTCTTACCGGAGAAAAGGACGGCGTTATTTTGACCGTACTGCTGGAGGATGCAGAACAGTTTGTCCTGTCCTACACGAACAGAACACGGATGATCCCGCAGCTTGATAATACCGTCCGTGAACTGGCGCTGATTGCATATAACCGGCTCGGGACAGAGGGTGAGAGCAGCAGGAGCGCATCCGGCGAATCCTACAGCTTCGATAATGCACCGAAGCAAATATATGACATCCTGAACCGGTACAGGCTGGCAAGAGTAGGAGGACGGGTCTATGAGACTGAGACGGAACCGACTGATTGAATGCAATCACAGGCGTGCGATTCCGGTAAAAGATAAGGAGGGCGTGACCACGATCGAATATGGCACGCCGTCTTCTTTTTTTGCGGAAATGTGGGCAGGTGGCGGAAAGCTGCAGGCGGAACGTTACGGAATCCGTTTGCCGAACATCCGGAATTTACGCCTTGATGGAGACTATCGGGAGCTTATGGAGAACGGAGAAGTACGGTACGAGTTTGATGACGGCTTCTCCGTGTCCGTGAACGACGGTATCTGTATTTATTCCGCGCCGGATCAGGAACCGGATTATAAAGTCGTGGCGGTTTATCCTTATGGACATCTTGTGTTGGAGGTGGAACGCAGATTTGAAGGTGGAATTTGAGGATCTGAGCAGGCAGATGTCTGAGTTATCCCGGATTCCAGCCGGGCTGCGTGGAAGCCTCGGCAGACAAATTGCGCTTGTGCAAGCTGCAGCGAAAGAAGAGGCGCCTGTAAGACGTTTTGGAAGCGGCGGCGGTGAGCTACGGCAGAGCATCCTGACACAAATGGAAACATACTCTGATCGGATGGTTGCGATCTGCTACACCAACAAAGGGTATGCGTCATATGTGGAGTTTGGTACGGGTCCAAACGGAGAAGCCCACCACGCCGGAATATCTCCGGATGTGCAACCGGTGTACAAACAGCGCGGTTGGGTGATACCGGCGGATGCAATGTCCGTGGAAGCGGCGCAGGCCTATGGCTTTGGAATTGCCAGAGACGGCGACAAGGTAATCGGATATTACACCAGAGGGCAGGCAGCGCGCCCGTTTATGTACCCGGCGTTGAAAAACAACGAGGGCGAGATTATCCGGCGCTTGTCCGCCGATCTGAGAAAAGAGGTAAGGAAACTGTGAAAAATGTAAAAGACGAAGTGTTTGCGGCGTTGCAGACTGTGTGCGGCAACGTATCGGACGTATACCCGACAACATGGGTAAGCCTTCCGGCGATCCAGTACACCGAAGAGGAAAACAGGGTGTATGAGCGTACCGCAAACAAAGAAGATAAAGCATCTGTCCGCTACCGAATTGACATCTGGGACTTTGAAAGCACATCTAAGACGGCGCAGGCTGTAGATGCTGCCATTGCCGCGCTCGGGCTGGTGCGAACCGGCTGCAGCGATGTCCCGGATCCATCCGGCATGCGACATAAACAGATGCGATATGAAGGTATTATTGACATGGATTCCGATATTGTGTATTGGAACGGCAACAATTATTAAAGGAGGAATGCGAAATGCTGGCAAATGGAGCAGCTTTAGGCTACAAAGAAACCAAAGAGGGCGCAAGCTATACAGATCTTGCAGGATTAAAGGAAATCCCTGAAATTGGTTCTGATCCTGAAAAGGTAGAAAACACTACCTTAAAAGACAAGGTAAAACAGTATGAAATGGGCATCGGTGATCCGGGCGATATGGTCTATAAGTTCAAGTACGACAACAGCTCGGCGGAAAGCTCTTACCGCAAATTCCGCGAAATGGAAGCATCGAAGAAGACCTATTATTTCGAAGAGACTGATCCGGATGGAACGAAAATCGAGTTTGCGGCACAGCCCTCTGTGAAAAGAACAGGAGGCGGTGTCAACGGCGTTATTGAGTTTGATGTAACGATGGCACTGCAGAGCGAACTTACATTCACCGATCCGGCGTAAAGGAGGGCAACATAAATGGACTTTTTTGGAAATACAACACCTGGTTCGCAGATGCCTATGCAGAATGAAACTTATCAGCCTACAGAAAATGCTGCGGTGCAGGAAGAAAAGAAAGCGCCGCAGAGAAATCCTTTTGCAATCTGGGAGGTCGGTGGAGAGACTTACAGGTTAAAGCTGCAGACTGCAGGTGTCAAAGAGCTGGAAGCGAAATATAAAGGCTCCATCATGGAGCTGATGTCGTTCAAGGGTGGGATGCCACCGCTGACCGTTATGTTGGATGTTGCACACACGGCGATGAAGCCGTGGACGCATAAGGTATCTGCAAAGGATATGGAGTCCCTGTATGACAAATACGAGCATGAAGGTGGCGACCTGCTGAGCTTCTTTACCAACGTATATCTGGAAGTATTCCTGGTGAGCGGTTTTTTATCGAAATCGGTGGCGGCGGAAATGTCCGAGTCACTGGCGGAAATGCGCAAAGAACTGTAAGCGAGTTACTGGACGAGCTGTATCCGAAGTTTCTGGACATGGGATACAGCCCGTCTTTTTTCTGGGAATGTAGCCTTGCGGAAGTGATTGATCTGATCGAGTCGTATCGCAGGCGTGAGGAACGGAGACAGAAAGAAAAAAGTGAAGCGTTTAAGGTGCGGGCTTTGAGCCTGCAGGTATTGGCTCTGCAAATCCGGGATGCAGTGTGGGGAGAAAAAGACAGCGATTTCCGTACAGTACAACATTTTTACCCTACATTATTCCCAGAGACAGAAAAAGTAGATCGAGAATTGATAAAACGAAACGAAAGAATGCGCAGATTTGCGGAGGAGCATAACCGACTCTGGCGGCAGGCGCACAGTGGAAAGGAGGAAAGCTGATGTCAGGGACGACACTGGAACGCCTGCAGGTCATTATCGATGCGAGTGCAACCAAATACAAAAAAGAAATGGATGCAGTCGCACAGAAAACCCAGAAAGCAGAAGCGATCGTTGACCGCTGTATGTCCCGCGTGAACAGCATCGTCGGGAAGGCGAACACGGGGAACGCTGGGAAGACAGTAGACAACCTTACTGCGAAGTTAAAGCGGCAGCAGGAAGCGATCGACCAGCAGGGCTTTAAAATCGACAACCTGCGGCGGAAGCTGCTTGATTTACAGTCTGGAAACGCCAGAAATGCGACCATTGCAAATTTGGAAGTGCAGTTAAGGGCGGCAGAGAAAGAGTTTGCGGTGGTAGACAAAGAATACGAAGCGTTATTGGCAAAGTACAGAGATATGGAGGACATGCCGACAACAAGCGTGTTCGAAAATTTGTCTGCGCAATTGGATGAAATCGCTCCGAAACAGGCTGTGCTGGAAGATAAAGTAGCATCCCTACAAAAACGACTGAACGAAGCCCGGATGAATCCGGAAAGCACCGCAGAAGTGCAAAAACTGAACGGGGAACTGCAGCTTGCCAACGAGAAGTTAGAACGACTGACCGGCGAGGCAGCACAGACGCAGGCACAGCTGGATGCTGCCGGAAAAGCGACTGAAAAAGGCAACGGCTTCGAAAAATGGCGGAACGGGTTGCAGAAAGTATCTGGGTTGTTGTCCAGAGTGGATGCAAAAATCAGCGGAATTATCGGCGGATTTACCAAGACCAAACGCCGGATTGATAGCTGCAGTGCAAGTACGGGAAACTTATCCAGGCATGTGAGCAGGATTACGAATCTACTTCGGTTTTCCATCCTGTCGCGGGCATTTTCTGGCGTGTTTAGCGGATTGGGAAGTGGATTTCAAAATCTTGCACAGTACAGCGACGAAGCCAACGTGGCGTTATCTGGTTTGTGGTCTGCATTGGGGCAGTTGCAAAATGCGGTCGCAGCGGCAGCGGCACCTTTGCTGGAAGCACTTGCCCCGGCTTTGATTAAGATCATTGAACTTGCAACGATGGCGGTAACGGCGATCGGACAGCTGTTCGCAGCACTGACCGGAAAAGGCACCGTCATAAAGGCAACGAATGCCTATAAAGACTATGCGGCGAGCCTGAAAAAGACGGGTGCAGCTGCGAAAGATGCCACACTCGGAATCGACGAGCTGAACGTGATCCAGAAGAAATCTGGTTCGGGAGCATCCGGCGGGCTGAATCCGGGCGACATGTTCGAAGAAGTTCCAATCGAAAACCAGTACAAAGACCTGGCGGGCAAGATCAAAGATTTCTTTTCGAAATTATTTGCACCTCTGAAAGAAGCATGGAACCGGGAAGGTCAGTTCGTAATGGATTCCTGGAAGTATGCGTTGGATGAGGTCAAAAAGCTGGTGCAGGACATCGGACGAGATTTTCTGACGATGTGGAACCAGGAAGCCACAATCGCAATGTTTGCGGATATCCTGCATATTATCGGGGATATCGGTCTGGTGGTCGGAAATCTGGCGAAGAATTTCCGCGAAGCGTGGAACGCAAACAACGCAGGTCTGAGAACGCTGGAAAACATCCGCGATATTTTTGCGGTAATTATTTACAACATCCGGCAGGCTGCAGACGCTACCGTGGATTGGTCGGCAGGCTTGAACTTTAAGCCATTGATGGAGATGATCGCGCAGTACACAAAGTCTTTGATCCCCGTGTTTGGCGCATTGTCCGGTGTGATATCGGATTTCTATGTGCAGGTGCTTTTGCCGCTGGGGGAATGGACGATTGAAAAAGGGCTGCCTGATCTTCTTCGAATCCTGAAAGAATTTAACGATAAAGTAAACTGGGCGCAAATCCGGCAAAATTTATCTGATTTCTGGGATCGACTGGAACCATTTGCAGAAACAGTTGGCGAAGGACTGCTGATCTTTCTGGAAAAGCTGTCCAACCTGACAGCGAATTTTCTGAATAGCGAAACACTGAACAATTTTCTGGATCATCTGGCGGACTGGATGGATAAAATCCAGCCGGAAGACGTTGCGAGAGGAATCGAAAATCTTGCGAAAGCATTTATTGCATTTAAGGCATCTGTGCTTGCTTTTAAGGTAGGTTCTGCTGCGTACAATGCAATCAAATTCTTACAGGAAACCTTGCCTGTGCTAAAAGGGCTCGGTTGGATTACGCTGGGCATTACCGTAACCATGATCGGTGTGGAAGCATACGAGAACTGGAAAAAAGATATTGAGTACATTCAAGAAAACGGCTGGAAAGCATTTCATTCAAAAAATCGGCAGGAACGTGCAAACAGTCCTTGGGCGATTTACGGGCATGACTCGACCGGAGTTGGAAACATTCAGGGCGAGAACGACGCTTATAATCCGTATGAAAATGCTGATTTTAGCTGGGTCGAAGAGTGGAAAAATAAGTTTCTGGAATGGCAGGCGAACAACCGCGCAAGCCGGGAAGCGGATCAGGCAGAGTGGGATCAATGGTTTAATGATCTTGGCGATAAATTCTCGAACTGGTATGAAAACGAAGTTGCACCGTGGTTCACAGAAGAAAAGTGGACAGAGCTTTTTACAAATGTGAAGACCAGTTTTGAAACCAAATGGGCTGAAATTGTGGACTGGTGGCAAAACACAGCAATTTATACATGGTGGGAAGAAAACGTAACACCGTGGTTCTCCGAAGAAAAATGGTCGGAATTGTTGGAAAACATCAGAATAAGTTTTGAGACCAAATGGGATGAACTTGTAGACTGGTGGTCGAATACCGCTATCGTTACATGGTGGGACGAACATGTAAAACCTTGGTTTGACACTGAAAAATGGAAGATGATGCTGGAAAACATAAAAACGTCTTTCAAAAAGAAGTGGGATGAAACAGTTCTGCAGTGGAAAACGGACATCCAGAAATGGTGGGACGAGCATGTTGCACCGTGGTTTACAAAAGAACGTTGGCAAAAGCTCGGGGAAAACCTGAAAAATGGAATTTACGAGGGCTTTAAAGGGCTTGCGAACAAGGTAGTTGATGTCCTGAACAATGTAATTTCATCGCTGGAAAGTATGCTAAATACCGCGCTGGATGGCATCAATGCTTTACTGGCTAAGTTAAATGAATCTCCGCTGGGAAAGATGCTTGACTTTGATTTTCAGGTAAGAAATGTTTCCTTTGGCCGCATTCCGAGATTTGAAGACGGCGGTTTCCCGGATCGAGGCAGCCTGTTTATTGCAAACGAAGCGGGACCGGAAATGGTTGGGCGCATCGGAAGAAGACCGGCGGTCGCAAACAGCGATCAAATTGTCGATGGTATTACGGCGGGCGTTGCAAACGGTAACGAAGTATTGGCAGAACTGCTGGTGCGGGTGATCGAACTGCTGGAAAAGATCAATGATCGGGATCCTGAAATCGTCTTTGATACCGCAGAGGGCATTAAAGCCATGCGGGAAAGAGAAGCAAGAAACGGGGTTGTATTCACATAACGGGGCGCGAAAGCGTCCCGCTTTTTGAAAGAAGGTGAGTAATTTGTGGCATACATCTATGTAGACGGAGAGGAATTTCCTTATCCGGAAAGAGGACTGAACATAATTGTCACAACTCCTGTAAACTCTGCCAGGGACACAAAGGCGGAGGTTGTCGGGCAGCGAATCAGCCGAGATCAGTATAAAATCAACAATTTGAAGTGGCCTATGCTGTCGGCAGAACAGTGGTCGTTTATCTTAAAAAAGTTCCGCGAAGGCTTTGGCGTGCCGGTAACCTTTCCGGATCCCATCACACAGGACTGGATAACCTTAAAGATGTATCCGGGGGATCGCAGCGCGGAGCCGTACTGGATCGATGATGAGGACAAGCCGACACGATACCGGAACTGCAAAGTAAACATTATTGATTGCGGGGTATGAGGAATGCAGCATGTATCAAAAGAATATAAGACCTCCATGAAACAGATATGGCGGAATATCGGCTATATAAAGGTATATCTCGGGATCATAAACGAAGATGCACAAAAGCTTGTATCTGCGCAGGATAATCGGAATAATTTCGTATATTTTGCGGATGCGAATAAACCGTTCGATTCCTACCCGGTAGACCATATTTATGCCACCGCTGAACAGGATTTCGCAAAGACGGACGGCAGCATGTACTTTCTGCCGGAATCACCGACCGCTGATTTTTTTAATCAGGGCATCGTGACGCAGGATTTATCCGGGACCTTATATGTAGTGTTTGAGCATGAGGGACTGGATATTAAAGGGCTTACGATAGACTTCGGAGAATGCTATCCGGTTGATTTTACAGTTACGAACGATCAGGGAACGCATGCGTACACTGGAAACGAGAAAAGTCGATGGGTAACCGAAGATGTATTTTACGGGACGACGTATCTGATCATTACGCCTACCAAAATGGTCAACGGCGCTGGACGGCTGCGTGTAAAAGAATTTATCTGCGGGATTGCGAATGTGTATACGGACAAGGAAGTGCAAGCGTTTACTTATAAGGACGTTGTATCCCCGATTTCGGAAAAACTTCCGTCGCAGGACATGACTGTGACGATCGGGAATCTGGATCGTTATTACAACGCGGACAACCCAGAAAGTGCTGTGCGGTTTCTGGAAACCGGGCAGGAGATTCGGGCGTATTTTGGATATGATGTAAATAACGACGGCAAAATCGAATGGCTCGACCCGTTTAACGGATACCTTAAAAAATGGTCGGCAGACGATCAAAAGGCAAAGTTCACGGCGACAGACCGATTTGACAATATGACCGGGAAATACCACAAGGGCACTTATCACCCGGACGGGATTAGCCTGTACGCGCTGGCAGAGGACGTGCTCACGGATGCAGAAGTAGACCCGCGAGAATATTTTATCGACCCGTACCTGAAAAAGGTAGCGGTACAAAATCCAATCCCCATTGTAAAACATACAGAAGCACTGCAGATGATCGCAAATGCGGGACGTTGCATTATGACGCAAGACCGGAGGAAAAAGATAACCCTCCGGTCTTCCTTTTTGCCTGATGTGAATGCAAATTCAGAAAATCAAACGGCATTCAGCCGGGTGGAAAATATCCTCACGGATGATCCTGTAGACACGTATGCAATGGGAAGCAGAGACTTTTCCACGACAGACGGGAGCATGTACTTCCTGCCGGAAAATACAGAATATCTGTCGATCGGATATGTGAGCGATGCTGTAGCTGGTGCAGGTGGCACTTTTGACCCACCGCCGAAAATAGATGTTGTGTTGGAAGCAGGATATACCTGCTATGGGCTGCAGCTGGATTTTCGGTCGGTTGCACCACAGGAGTTTGTTGTTCGTACCTTTTACAACGGCGAAGCGGTAGATGTTTATACCGTGGCAACCCCTGACCTGAATGCAGTGCTGGACGAGGAGCTGCAGCTTTTTGACCGGATGGAAATTACTTTTACAAAATCCATTCCGGGCAGCCGTGTGACGCTGGACAAGCTGCAGCTCGGAAACGTTACGGATTATGTTCTGGATGATCGGGAGCTGCTGGGAAATACGCCAATCGGAACGGTAGACACCAGATTAAAGGCGTTGACCGTAAAGAAATGGATTTACGCAGAGACAGAGGCAGTGGAAGACCTGAGTAGCGGGGACATAATCGTGGACGCGGACGGGCAGGAGCTGGAAATAACAATGAGTGATCCGGCATACGGCTATGCGGTTGAGCTGGATCATGAGGGAATAAACTGCGAAATTGCAGAAAGCTACAGTTATTATGTAAAACTGCGGTTTTCAGGCGTGAGCCAGTCTACGACCGTGAAATACACCCTGAAAGGGCATAAATACACGGTCTATGAAGGAAATTACAGGGTGCAGCACGATACGATTGGGGCAGAAAAAGAATGGAAAAACCAGCTTGTTAGCACCGACATGCACGCTGCTGATCTGGAAGAGTGGATCGCGGGATATTACCGGAACAACCTGCAGTATGAATTTAAGTACCGCGGTGACCCGCGTGTAGACGCAAACGATCTGTTTTATCTGCAGCGAGAGAATCTGGATACCGCGCTGATCCGCGCGCATGAAGTACAGCTTACCTATAAGGGGAGCTGGGAAGGGAAAATGAAAGCCAGGAGGAACAAATGGGCTGGATAGAACCGAAAACGGACTGGGACCCGACAAAAGACAGACTTAACCCGGAATCCTACAATCGTATCCGGAATAATCTGGCAGTGCTGGGAGAACTGGTGAATGAGATTTACGCCCCGCTTACGCTGGAAAGCATGGGCGAAGAAAAGAACTATTCCAGCTGGTATTATGCACGGGAATTTAATGTGTTTGAACGAAACCTCGATGCAATAAACCAGACATCCTATAACAAGGTTATAGGGACAACAAAAACATTTTTTGACAATGGACCATTTATCGACAGCAGCGAACTGAACAGAATCGAATCTGCAACATTGCGGCTATATGAAATTGGTCAGAACCATAAAAAAACATTACCACGCCTGAGTATACGCTTGGGCAGCTTGAAAGGAGTAAAATAAATGGGAGTAAAACAGGTAAAAGCCGTCATTAACGGCGTAACAACAGTCCTTACACTGAACAGCTCGACAGGGAAATATGAGGCAACGATCACAGCACCGGCGAAATCCAGTTATAAGCAGACTGGGCATTATTATCCGGTATCTGTAACCGCGGAGGACTTGGCAGGAAATACAACCACGGTGAATGATTCACACAGCACGCTTGGGTCGAAGCTGCGCCTGACCGTAAAGGAAAAGGTTGCGCCGATTATTGCGATTACCGCACCTACATCCGGCGAGCTTACTGCAAACAACAAGCCCACCATTACGTTTAATGTAACTGATGAAGATTCCGGTGTAGCAGCAAGCACTGTGAAACTGTACATCGACGACAAGGAAGTTACGGGACTTACCAATTCGGCAATCACAAACGGTTACACCTTTACTTATACTGTTGCAACAGCCCTTGTCGATGGAGCACATACCGTAAAAGTAACCGCATCCGATAATGACGGCAACGCAGCAGGTGCAAAGACCCTGACCTTTAACGTGCTGGCTACTGCTCCGAACCTTGCGATCACCAGTCCTGCAGAGGGTGCTTACTTCAAGGCGAAGACGGTAAGCTTCGCAGGTACCACAAACGGCGCGAAGCTGACTGTAAAGGTGGGCAACGGAACCGCACAGAATGTGACAATTACGGACGGCAAGTTCTCCGGAACTTTCGATCTGGCAGCAGAAGGCAAGAATGTTGTTACGTTTGTTTCCACAAGCGCATCCGGCGTTACCACAACGGTTACCAGAAATCTGTATCTGGATACTGTCGCACCTGCTATTTCTGCAGTTACCATCACCCCGAACCCTGTGGATGCAGGCAAGACCTATATCATTTCCGTATCCGTAACAGATTGAGGAAACTGATATGGTCGTAAAGCTGACAGGAAAAGTAAACGGCGAGACCATCATTTTTGAGCGCAAAGCGGGAGGATTGTGGGTAACTGCAATCCCCCGCGTAAAAAGCGGTGCCTACGTTGTGGAGCTGACAGCAGTTGATGAAGCGGGAAATGAGACGTTTTGTACAAAATACATCCTGACAGTTGACCTCGGTGCGCTTACGGTAAAATTGGAACCGTTCCCGTACAGCGTGCAGCTGTTGCAAAGTAGTTTTCGGGAGGGCATGCGCATGACGGCGACATTTGATTATGGAGAAAGCAAGCATATCCGGCTGCTTGTAGTCTCGCGAAAAAAGGAAGATTTTGACATATCGAGCGCGTCGTATGTCCTTACGAAGGATGGCGCAAACGATCCGGAAGACAGCGGCAATGTGGTTATTGATGAACATGTTTTAGATGCACTTATAGCGCCAATGCAAAAAGGACGGTATAAGCTGACTATTACATATCACATTACAAATGAGACATTTGTAGAGGAAGTGCATATTGCTGTATTGTAAGGAGGTGTGTCTGTGGGAATCGCAATCACAAAAGTTACTGTGTCGAAAAATCCTGTTGGCACATCGGAAAAGTTCCTGATCACGGTGACAGTGAAAGAACTTACCAGCGAGCCGACGATGTACCGGCTCCCTTACACGTTGGGAAAGGAAAAAGGAGGACTGAAATAAAATGGCAAAAAAGGTACTGCCTACGAACTTTATGGATGATATCCTGAATGAATCCATGAACGGGAAAAGAAGATGGACCATTACACAGAACGATGATGGTACATACACATTAGAGGATGCGACCACCTACGACCAGCTTGGAAATACTTTCGGGCAGGCACAGGTGAACGAGATGAATAAAGCGATCAACGAGAGCGTCGATCAAGCGCGGGTGATTGATGATTACAAAACGCTGGCGGCAGTAAACCAGGAGGGTTTCGTGTCAGGCGCGAAACCAGTTGCTCAGTTAATTAGTGAATTAGGAACAGGAGACGGCGAAATGAGTTTAAAATCTATGGTGTCTGAGCTATATGGCAAACTTGCAAACTTTGATCTGGTCGTGGATATATCAAAATATTTTTCGACAAATACAGCTCAGGTATTTGAGGTTAAATCTTCTACCGATTTATCCGGATATGAATATATTGCAATATGCGCAACATTCCAAAAAGGAAAGTCCGGAAATTTCACCGAGATATCTGGATGTGAAATTCTTGATCAGCTCGGATGGTCCCATACAACGAGCAGCGACGAAGTTGCAATCCATCTGGTTATATTAAAAAATATTACAGGTGCAATTAGCATTTTAGGTAGAGCTGGTGGTACTGGCAGTGCTACCGTCAAAGCTTTTGGGTTTAAATAATAAACACGCGTTTGGTATCGGATGATTCTGTGTCGATCGTAGCTCCCTTATTCAAGCTTGTTACATCCACAATTGCTAAAAAACACAATGTGCCACCAATATGTGCAGGCACGATCTGTTTGATGTTATATGAGCCGTTTAAATTTTTAATTGTAACATTTTGAGTTGCGGTTTTTTGGTGGCAAAAAGTAAGCAATGTGCAATCACCATAATCCTGCGTGCAAGTGTATGGCATATCTCCCAGGTAAGTAATGCCATTGCTACCCAATTTTTTTGATACTGGATCAGCACCATCTGCAGGTACATATGTGATGTACACGCCATCCTCCCTGGCATCCATGCCAGTAATTGCGCCATTGTCGTTCATGGCGCTTAAATCACTACTTAATGAAGTAACCCGTAAATGAACCCAGTAGGGTTCTTTTTGCTATGAAAGGAAAATGATATGGCATATATTAAATTCCGAAATTCAAAAGACTTTGTAAAATGCCTCATCGAACCGAAAGAAAATATTGTTTCGCTTGCCTTTCCACTCGGTGACGCTGTATCCACAAATACAAGTGGATTTGACGCTTATCTAGATGCCAAAGGAGAATTACTTATCGGAGAATATGGCGCATATACTACGGTATATCGAAATTGTCCGGAGAAAAACGGCTATGAACTGTCGAACGATGGAAGCGTGTACACGGAACCGGAAAAGATAATTTCTTTCCGGGCGGAAGTAGGCGGAAGTTTAGACGGCGAGACAGATCAGGTGGTGCAGGATTATGCGGATTTGACTACCCCAGAGCCGAAACCGGAACAGAATTATGTATTCGTGGGATGGGTTCCGGAAATCCCGGAATCCGGAGCGGTAAAGGAGAGCACTGTGTATCATGCGACTTTTGAATATGTACCTACATTAGAGGAAGTGCAGGAGGCGAAAGTAACAGAAATGAATACGCTGCAGCAGAGCGTTATTGCAAGCGGGCTGGATGTTACTCTTAGCGATGGAACAACCGAACACTTTACGCTTACCGGGCAGGATCAAACCAGTCTGATGGGGTTACAGACGCAGGTAGCAGCCGGCGCAGAAAATATCCCTTGGCACACCAGTGATGAAAAGGAGCACTGCAAATTTTACAGCAATGCGGATATGCTTCTGATTGTAACCGCGGCTATGGAATTTGTGACATGGCATGTGACTTATTTCCGCGATCTCAGAATTTACATTCGCAGTATCGAAGATAAAGTTGCTGTGGCGGCGATCCAGTACGGCACTGACATTCCAGAGCAGTACCAGAGTGCGCCGCTGAAAGCGATGCTTGCGGCGCAGAATACATGAGAATGGTAAGACCGCTAATCTTGTGGATGATCGGCGGTCTGATCTATACACTTCTGGAAATTGTAACCCGCGGTCGTAGCCACTGGACAATGTTTATTGTTGGTGGATTATGCTTTTACCTGATCGGACTTATAAACGAGGTTATTCCGTGGAAAATGGCTTTCTGGAAACAGTGCATTATCGGGAGCTTTGTGGTTACCGGGATCGAATTTGTTTCCGGTTGTATCGTAAACTTGTGGCTTGGTTGGAACGTCTGGGATTATTCCAATATGCCTCTTAATCTTCTGGGACAGATATGCTTGCCGTTTTCGCTGCTGTGGGTGCTTGTTTCCGGCATTGCCGTGATTTTGGACGATCACCTTAGATACTGGCTGTTTGGAGAAGAAAAGCCACATTACAAGCTGTTTTAGAAGCTGCGTTCTGCTATTCTTATGGCAGGAGGTAACGCCATGAAGGAACAAATTGTAATGGACATTTTGCGCGAAATGACGGCGATTTTGACGCAGGAACAGTTGATGCGGTTAAAAGAGGTAGTGCGCGTGCAACTGTGCGGATACGACATCCGCAAAAAAGAAACCGCTCTGATGCGAACGGATCAGAACTGGTTAAATTATCTGAAAATGTATCTGGACGGCTTCCGACAAAACGGGAAGTCCACGGGAACGATAGAGCAGTACAATTTGCATTTAAGCCGAATGCTCTCGTATGTTGCAAAGAATGTGCAAGATATAGAGGACGACGACCTGATTGCGTACATGTACAAGTATCGTGCGTTACGCAAGGTATCGAACAGATATCTGAACAATATGCGGCTGGTATTTAATTGCTTTTTTCGGTGGCTGCAGCGCCGCAAAGTGATTCTGCGGAACCCGGTGGACGGACTGGAACCGATAAAATATCGGCAGGTGGTAAAAAAGCCGCTGTCCCCGGAAGAACTAGAAAAAGTGCGTTGTGCATGCGAAAGGGAACGTGATCTTGCGATCGTGGAGTTTTTGTATTCCAGCGCCGTCCGAGTATCTGAACTATGCCAGCTAAACCGGGAAGATGTAAGCTGGCAAGCTGACGATGTGCTTGTGCTCGGTAAAGGGAACAAGGAACGGGAAGTGTACCTGAATGCGCGGGCGCATTTACATCTGCGGCAATATCTGGAAAGCAGAAATGATAATGACCCGGCATTGTTTGTGAGCGCAAAGGCGCCACATCAGCGCCTGACAAGAGCGGGCATCCGAAATATTTTGAGTAGGATCGGAGCCATTGCTGGGGTAGAAAATGTGCATCCGCACAGGTTCCGGCGGACAAGCGCCACGGATTTGCTGCGTATGGGCATGCCGATCGAACAGGTGCAAGAATTGCTTGGACATGTAAAGATCGAGACAACGCGGCTATATTGTACGGTTACGAAAGAACAGGTGCGTGCATCGCACCGTCGTTATATGTCCGCATAAGTTAGATGGTATACGCTGCTTTGGATGGTCGGCGGAGACGGCGGCTTTATAAGCATGCGCGTTATGTGCAAGAAGCGAACGATAAACCCGCTGTCGTAACGAACTAAATAGTGATTTGAAAGTTGTAAAAGAGCATTCTGTCTGGAAACAGATCGGCACATTGTCCGGAACTGCGCAGAAAACTTTTGACTTTTCGCAGTGTAAAGAAATTTGCCTTGTTACAACATGCGCTGGAAATGCAAAATTGGTTTATACGGTTAAAATACCAGTAATTGCATTGAGTGAAGACAAAATACATGTGTGCAACGGCGGACATACCGTTAGAACTGGAGCGGAGTGTGAATGGGAAATCTCAAAAACGTCTTGCCGGTTGCTGGCTTGTTATGTTGGAGGGACAAACTATACTGCTTCAAATACGGTTATATACGCAATATGATTTTTATCTATACAACAGAATCCGTAACAATCACTTTTAGCACTTCAAATAATAGTGGAAATGCGTATGGATCTTAGATTGTGCGAGTGTGGTATCGCTAATATTACTTAATCATAAGTTTAAAAACATGTCCGTCTCCTGTTCCTCCGTGCCTAAAATTAACTTTCCCGTTAAAAACAGGGTTCGCGATTAGCGCAAAAGAATAGTTTCCACCAGGCTTATTACATACAATGGATGGACCACTAACCCCGCTAAGTTCGATCGACACCACGCTACCAGCCGTAACCGCGAATAGTGCAAGATAAGAGTACGCTGCATCTTCCTCGGTCATTGTATAATAATGTAAAACGTTCGGGTTTCCAGCAGCTACAACATACGGAATCGAAACATTGTGTTCGTAATCGAAGTCCAGCTCACCCTTAAAAGGGACTACTGTATCTGCACCTCCGATCTTGTATCCCCAGTTGCCATCAGCGTCCTGACCAAAAGACAGACCGCCCAAATCACTATTTAATTCAGTCAACAGAGCTAAAAGCTCTTTTTTATTTTAAAGGAGAAAGAATATGGACGCACTTATCGAAGCGTTTGGTAGCTACAGCATAGGCTCTGTTATTGTGCTAGTAGCTGCCTTTATATTTTTGTACAAAATCTACCGCAAGGCTGCGCAAGCAATCGTGGAGCAGCATGACACAAAAAAAGCGCAGGACGAAAAGATTCAGAAAATTTTGGATCAGGAATCGAAATATCCGGAATGGCGCAGACAGTCGATCGGCATACAAGAAAAACTTACGGATCGACTGGATAACATCGAGCAGTCGCAGAAAAGTGTTATCCGCCGGCTGGAAGAGATCGAAGCGGAACGCAAGCGGCAAAAGTGTAATGAGCTGCGTGACAGGTTGCTGCAGGCATACCGGTACTACACAAACCAGGACGCGAACCCGCGGTGTGCGTGGTCGGAAATGGAAGCGAGTGCGTTCTGGGACATGTTCGGAGACTACGAGAAAAACGGCGGGGACGGGCATATGCACACTGTTGTGCAGCCGGCCATGAGGGCGCTGGAAGTAATTCCGATGCACGAAGCAGATCGGGTCGTGGAACTGATGCAGAGCAGGAGATGAAGCAGATGCGGAAACGGAAACATAAAACGAAAAAGACATGGTTGTGGGAATTTTCCAAAAAGCTTGTGGTTACATGTTCCTTATTGTATATCATAAGCTTTTTTTATGCCTGTGCAGCTATGTGGTACTTTCAGGATTTTGCATATCTTGGGACGTATATTGAGCAGGCATCCGACATTCTGCGGACGTGCGTATTCGGCTATTTCGTAAAAGCCGGAATCGAGAACGTATTTAAGATTAAATCGGGAAGCAATGACAATGATGGAGTATTTTAAGAAAGCGAGGAAAAAATATGAACTACACAGAACTTATCAGCCAGATTTTACTTATCGTGAGCGCTCTGACGGCGCTGGTAAACATCGTGACCGAGGTAGCAAAAAGAACGTTTGACTGGGTGCAGGGGTCGAAGGTAATTAACGTCTTTGTGTTGGCGCTGTCCCTGATCCTTACCGTGGCAGTCTTTACGGCATACTGGCAGATCAAACAGATGGAGCTTGCATGGTACGTCATCGCAGCATTTATTATTGTCGGCTTTTTAGTCGCCTATGCAGCGATGTTCGGGTACGACAAACTTTTGAGTTATTTTAAAAAGGAGGGCTGACGATGGCAACACGAGAACAGGCATTGGGTTTTATCAAAGAGATTGAACCGATCAATCAGAAAGTGAGAGTGAATGATGGGAAAACTGGTAATTGATATCTCTAAGTACAATGCCATTGATATTGGCAAATTGAAGGGCGTTGTTGATGGTGTCATGATCCGGTGCGGATACCGTGGCTATGGGTCAGGGAAAATTGCAGAAGATTCGAAATATCGAACGTATGCTTCGGAGTGTGTAAAAAATGGTATTCCATTTGGTGTCTACTTCATGTCCCAGGCAATCAATACAGCAGAAGCCGCGGAAGAAGCAGAATACGCTGTCAAAGCTGCAGAAGACTTTGGCGCAACGCTGCCGATTTTCATTGACTCAGAAGACGGAGATGGTACCCAAAAAAAAGTCAGGGCGGATGGTCTAACAAAAAATGAAAGAACTGCTATCGTAAAAGCATTCTGCAAACATGTCAAAACGCGTGGTATGAAGGGCGGCGTATATGCAAGCGACAGCTGGTTCAATGATTGCCTAAATTACCCAGAACTGGTTCAATTTTTGATCTGGGTTGCGAAATACGGCAGAAATAACGGAAAGCAGAATACAGATCAGAAACCCATATACGTCACGAAATACGATATGTGGCAGTACACAAGTAATGGAAAGATCAAAGGTGTTACAGATAAAATTGACTTAAATGAATGCTATTTTCTGGAAAATTCTTCCAGAGCATCCGGTACACTTTATGCTGCGGTTGCTGGTTTTTGCAATACGGCGGCGGAGTGCCAGGCATTCCAGAAGCAGCTACAGGCTGCGGGAATGATTACGCAGGTCTGGGAGGTAAAACCTGTTAAAAATATTTCGTAATTCTATAGGTGTAGTAATTTATAATATACTGTTGAATTCGAGCCTCATGCAACTGCCCTGGAGCAAAAAGGCGACGGCTATGTTGTCGCTTCGCTGGGAGAAGAGTCCGGCTAT